TTCTTTGACTAACTTTTGAGTCAATGATCCTAGAGAGGATTGTTTTTTTAGGTCTTTAAATGACATTAGATTTGTTTTTTAGATTTGGCTTGTATACCTTGTTATACTACAAGGAAAATTGGTTTTTGTCAATCTGAGTTTTTAACACACCGACCATATCGGACATCTGGTTAAAAATAGATCCCATATCAACATGAGATGGTATCCCCATCATGGAAGCAGACTCAAGAATATTATCTTTCATCTTTTTCGCATCTGGATCATCAGATAAACTCAATCGTGCATAAAGAACTTTTTGTTTCTCAATCAACCTAGTAAGAATATCAACATGATAAAGTTGATCTTCTTTTTTCATTGACGGAAACTTAAAAATATTTGAGTAAACTTCTTGTTGAAGTTCACTAATTTCTGCCATCTCCGCACGAACCACTGGCGACTGAAAGAAACTCATTCTGGCACTTCTTCTGCTGGAGTGTCTTCTGCAACAACTTCTGTTGGAGCAACTTCACCACCCTCTGGAGCAGGATTATTTGTTTCTTCAATTTGCTGAAGAACCTCAATAGCTCCAATAAGTTTAACACGGGTCTCAGTTAACTGATTTACCTGTTGTGTAACTTCTTGAAGTTGTTTTGTGAGATTCTCAAGTACTTCACTGTTCTCAAGAGCCATGGACAATTACCTCCTTTAAAATTTTTTTGTAACGGGATACGTCAATATTTAGGAAGGGAGAATACTTTTTTATTTTACGACTTACGGTTTCCCATACAGGATCTTTCAGTCGTTTATCAAAGTCCTTCCCATATCCTAATATTCTATCATATATTACCATACTTTCAAGTGATATGTCACCCCCTAGATAAATCTTTAAAATTGGTGGGTGTCCTTTACTACAATCAAACATATCATCTATCTTTTTATTCTCAAATAGACTCTCTGTTTCTTCTTTAAAAACATAAGTAAGTGACTGAACTTTCTTCTGCCACTCTTGGTATCTTCCTTCTCCTTCCTTAATCATCTCACCAATCCATACAGTAGATGGATCAGTAGAGTATATGAAATTAGAAACAAAAAACTCTTCTATTTCTTTATCATTCTTCTGTCGTGCAAACTTTTCAAACCAGAACCTATCCTTTCTTTTATAGAAGGCTGCATTACTTGCTCTAGTCTTACCACGATACTTTATATAATCATAGTGATCTTTAGTGAAGTGATTCTTTAAAGCCAAATAACAACGATAAGCATCAGCGGGCATCATCTACCTTCTCTAGATTTATTCCTAATTGTAATATGATTACCTTCAATTGCAAAGTCTAAGTAATCGGTGTGATCCCATTCAAGTTCTTCATAAAGACCATTTAATTTATCCATGTCATCCCAAAGATCGGTAGGAGTAGGCTCCCCCCAAAAAGGATTGTCATCTGGATTTGTCATAGTGGCAATTTTGCTCGTGAACTGCGTTTTAAAAAATTAAGTTCTGATGCTTCATACTTAATCTTTTCCTTTAATGGTTTTGGAATAAGTTTAGGGACTGATTCCAAATCAATACTATTCTTTTCACAGAAGTGAATGATAGCATCAATGTAATTCATGTTTTCATTTACCTGCACTAAGGTTTCGATTTCTTGTGCAAATCCAGCAGAGGAGAAGAACTTACTCTTCAACACCTTCTCTAGTTCATTCTCCATTCTCTCTCCTAGTATTGTGAGATACAAATTCTTTTATATACCGAACTAATAATTTAATATAATCCCCTTTGTTCCGTTTGTCAAATACTTTCACTTCACCACCAGGAGTTACCATAATAGTGATAAGTTTTTTAACAGGAATTTCAGTTAGTTCGTAGTAAGCAGCAGCATAAAAAGTTTCCTGAACAAAGTAGTTTTCCAACCACTTCTCAGGTTTAATCTTCTCCGACGTTTTAAAGTCTATGACTGCTAATTCACCTTCATACTCTGCTATGCAATCAACTCTACCTGCAAGACCAAGATACTCAGAGTAAAGGGTTCTTTCTATAGCATGTATGTTATTTATCTTATCCAAATAAGGTTTGGCATGATGAAACATAAACTTAGTAGCAGGTCTGAACTGCTCCCAATCTATTTCATTGTTCCTCATATACACTTCAACTGCTTCATGGAAATCAGTTCCACGAGTGGTTGCTTTCTTGGTAATACGATTTGCTTTTTCCTCACCAACTCTTTTTCTCCACTCAACAAAAATTTGTCGATTATAAAAAGAAGTTACTGAAGTAATAGAAGGAACCCAACTACCATCAGGGAGTTGATAAAGTCTACATCCTGGTGTTTCTTTCTTCTCTAATTCAATATCACCTAAGTGATTACAATGTTCAAAAATCATTTAAATAAAAAACTAAAAGGACATTTACTTTTACCAGTCTCCGAGAACAATTTAGGTTTCCAAGTTTTATTTTGTTGACCTATGGTTTGTTTCTTTATATACTCATCCCAAGCATAATCTATTTGAGTTGGATCTTTTTCTTGAGATAAATTAATTCCATTATTTAAATCAGAAGGGTAAAATGATACTCTAAAAAGAGGATCTCCTTTCTTTATTATAACAGGTTTTCTCTCATCTACAAGCGTGATGGCAAGACTTAAATTTCTTGACCAATTAGATAAATTAAACCAACCACCAACAGCAATAAAATTATTCCTTAATGATGTCATTGGATGATCATTAAATTCAAACCAAACATCATCATCGTGTGTCCAAAATAAAAATCTTGGAAACTTTAATTGAACTACTGGTCGTGGTGAATTAACATGTTGATCATCACCCTCTACCAATCTAGAATCAGAACATCTAATAATATTTTTATTAGGTGTCCTATCAATTTTAAGTTTAAAATCAATAGGAGAAGTCCCTACAAAAACTCTATTAGTTTTATGATTATAAACAGGACATTGACTATAGACGAAACGATCATCATCTAAATCACTCTGTCGCACTAACGAATCATCAAACCTTTTATGATTGGCATTAATATAATGGATTGTCGTGCTCGACATGTCACATAGTTTTTTCTAATTTGGCAAGTAGATATTCTTTCACGAATCCAGAACGAACGATATCATCAATTCCAAATTCAATAATATCAACTGATGGCATGATGCGAAGAATTTGCATGAAATCTACAACACCATTACGTTCATTAGTCTTAACAAGATCTGATTGAGTGGCATCACCACAAAACATAATCTTAGATTCTTGACCAATCCTTGTTATTATACTATCTAATTCATGAAAGTTCAAGTTTTGGTATTCATCTACTATAACAATTGCTTTATCTAAAGTAGTTCCTCTAATAAATGAGGTGCTCCAGAAGGAAATAGTTCCTTGTGCTTTAAGATTTCCATAGAGCATTTCAAAATCAGACTCTGATGGCATCTCAAACATATACTTCACCATATTCTTATATGGTATCTGATAGAGTGAAGACTTATCTTCATGATCACCTGGTAAGAATCCAATCTCTCTTGTAGACACTAGTGATCTTACAATATAGATCTTCTCATATGGTGTCTTAGGATCTAAAACATCTCTGAGTGCATTATAAAGAGTTACAAATGTCTTACCAGTTCCAGCACATCCATATGCTACTAAGTTCTGATTGTTCTCGTAACAACGAAATAATTCTTCTTGGTTTGGAGTTAGAGGAGTAATTTTCCTCATCAAGTCCGTATTAATTGGTTTTTTTCTTTTCATTTGCTTATTACTCATTCCGTATGGAACAACTATCTTACGATTTTTAGATTTGGATGTCATGTTAATTAGTTTACATCGAAAGCAGATTGAGTTGAAGATTCATATGATCCTCTTCTAGCTAGTCTTCCAGAGATACCTCCAGACTTTTCAGCTTTCTTTAATACCTCACCCCATCCAGGATTCTTATTAACTAGTTTATCCTTCCATTCACCAACCTCAACTCCTAAACCAGGCATAGTAGAAGGATCTGAATAATCCCTATCCCAATCTGGATTATCATCTTTCCACTGATCCCAAACATGGATACTCATCACAACTTCTTTTTGTTCACCAGTTTCTTTGTTTATAACAGGGTATGTTGCCATATTAATGAAATAAAGTTTAGGATTATTTATGAAACCCAGTCAAGGGCTTCAGACACAGCAGGAAATTGTTCTATAAAAATCTTTTTAGAAGCATTAGCAATATCCATATGTTCTTTCTGTGTTCCATGTGCAGAACGTAGATTAATATAATGTATCCATGAACGACATGAACCAGTCATATAGATCTTTGTAGGAGTGGCAAGAGGTAAAACAAACCTTGCACATTCCTTTGCAACACCTGCTTGCAACATCTGATTATATAAACCAAAGGCAGAACTGAATAATGTATTCATCTGTCTATTAAACTTCTCAACCACCTCTGGTTCTAGATCATCAATACTATTCTGTCTGTTCTTATCATCTTGTCTACGAAGTTCTGGTAATTCTATTTCACCTAGAAGATTACTATCAGCATACCTCTGACTAAACTCTTGATATGTAAAACTTCTATGTCTTAATATCTGTGCTGCTATTCCTCTAGTAGTTTCAATCTCTAATGTCATAGAGGATTGTTCAAACACTGACCAGTGCTGGTGCTTAATACAATACCTCAATAAACCAGAAAAATTTTCGTTGTCCTGATTTTTTGGGTTAGATACTCTGGCAATATATGCCATTGTTTTTTCTGCATCAGGTGTGATGCTAACAAATTTAACGGTCATTTTTAATCTGCGTATCCATCATCGTCATCCCATGCTTCATCATAATTAGTTTCTGGAGAAGAGAATGCATGAGAATTTCTGTAAGCATCAACATCAGAATGAACTTCAGATTCAAGTGCATCTACAAGTTGTTTTAGATTTCTTACAATCAACTTTAATCTGTCTTTGTCCATAAGATTTTTGATTATTTAGAAACTCCCCCACCTGGACTCGAACCAGGGACAGGGTGATTAACAGTCACCTGCTCTACCAACTGAGCTACAGGGGATTGTGAGGGTGGGAGGTTGGATTAATGTATACCAACAAGTAAGGGGCATTGCTACATTAGTAGATTTTTACCTTACTGTCCAAGACCCGACTGGTATGTCGGTTCTGTCGCTTCCACGACAGCAGCACCACCTGTGT